TGGTTGGTGCCACAGTAGCAGTTGCCGTTTCCGTAGAGGAAGCAGCAAAGGCTGGCAAGTTCTAAAGAATGCAGTATTTCTGGGACTTCCAGAGAATGCAAGAATGTGTCAGAACACATGAAAATACGCATGTAATACACGGGAAATACACGGGTAATACACAGCGGTAATACACAAGAAAAAACGGGTTATCCCGCAGCCATACGGCAGCAGGACAGCCCGTTTTTTATTAGTCCCATTCAGCGTCGATTGATTCAAATTCAATGTCTTCGCCGTCATAACAGATCAGCGCAACGGCTTCTTCGTAGTCGCTATATGCTCTGTGTGTGTAAACGGCTTCGGTAACATCACGGATCTTGTGACCGACGATCGCTTTCAGAAGATTTTCGTCAACTTTGAAATGCTTTGCACATGAAATGAAAGTGTGACGCGCTTCGTGCGGGGTGTGAGTAATTCCGAGAAAGCGCATGACCTTCTTGAAACGTCCGCGATACTGATCATATGTCATGAACTGGTTTTTCTCATTCGGGAACAAGAATTTGTTTTCTGGATTGTAGTGATCAACAACAAGCGAACGGATCCGCGAATGAATCGGAACGATTCGATCGGTTCCAGCTTCCGTTTTCATGCCGCCTTTTATACGCCAGCGTTCAAGATCGACGTTGCAATTCTCAATCAGTAAGACTTCCGAAGGACGAAAGCCAGTATACAAAGAAAACAGAACCATGTCTGTCACACCGAAATCACGAATCTTCCACAAACGCTGGACTTCACTATTCTTGAAAGGAATACGCTTCGTTTTGTCGCGTTTTCCGACTTTCTGGACGAATAGTGCGCTGTAGTCCTTGTCAACAATTTCGTGAATCATGGCGTATTTGTACATAAGATTGAATAGTGACTTCATACGCCCTTTTGTGGCTTCGCCGACGTCGGCGTCTTTGATTACACCTTGCAAATGACTGACACGAAGATCACGCATTCGCACGTCGTAAATCGGGGAACAATAATTGTATGCCGCTTTGTACGATCTGGCAGAAGAAGGATTCTTCAATGTTTCATAGTATTCAGCAGACCAGAGATCATACACGCCAGAAAAAGTGATTTTGTGGACTTCAATGTCATAAGGATTTTGCAAATAATTGTTCAAAGCAGTTTCAGCTTCAACGCGTGTTGCAAAAGTCCCGATCGACTGGTAGATCTGGCGCGCTGATCCAGTATTCGGATCTATCTGCCAGCCCACAGTGATTCGCGCCCCGAAGGGCTTGCGACGTTTGCCGCCTATTTTATAGACAGATCCGTCGCCGTTGGCTCTTTTCATTGCCATAGACAACACCTTCTTTCCGAAAAATGGGCGCAAAAAAACAAGCCCGTTTCTCATTGTTTATTTGAAGGGCTTGTGCTATAATAATTTTTGCGAAGAATTAAATAGCAAGCCCGTTCAAAACGGAGATTGCAGCCCGTCATGTGTTACCAGCACAAGGCGGGTTTTCTTTTTAATCAATATATTTTATTTTCATTTCAGCACCGAAGTTTTTGCCTTGTCCGCCGCCGTATGCGTGGAAATAATCAACTACATAGCGGCGATCAATATTTTCTTCAAGGTACGGGATAAACTCTTTCGGAACATTCCCGACAATGTATTCACCAGCATAGACATAATACGCAGGGCTTCCGTTGTAAAAATATCTTTCAAGTCTGACTTCATATTCTGAATCATACGGCGGATCTTTAAATAATATCTTCCGAAGAATGGATTGTCTGGAACGAAGTTTTCCGCTTTCATTTTCAAAAGTAACGCCAGCAATAGGAAATTCAATGCTTTTTGTCTTTTGCGTTTCTGGATCGGAAGATTCGGGAGCGGGAGAAGCGGCACCAGAATCAGAACCAGAGGATCGGGCGCATGATAAAAGAATCAAACCAATCACAATGCAGGCAATGCCATTCCCGACGCCATACTTCATGAAGCCGACAGCACTTGAAAGCATACAACATATTCCTAAAAAATAAAGCATAATCTTTTTCATTTTAATCACCTATTAAATTCTATTTGTATCAAATTGTTCCTCTTTTGGTATTTTATGCCATTTTTTCTGCTTCCCCTTTTACATATCCGAGATCAAGAAGTTCTTCGGCACGTTCCAGAAGTTTGTCTTTCCCTTTTTGATTCATAGATCTATATGTATTCAGAAGCTTTACTTCATCTTCTGGAAGTTGAACATTATTTTTGAAAACACCACACATTTCATTCAAAGTCACATCAAGAAAGTTACAAATCATGAACAATGTGTCAATATCTGGGGTGTATGCGCCGCGTTCCCAACCAGAAACAGTTGAAACACCAATGTCAAGAAAGTCGGCAAGTTGTTTCTGTGTGACCTTCCGCATTTTTCTATAAAAAAGAATATTTTTCTGTATGTTTTCTTTCAATTTCTTTTCGTTCTGAATCGTCATATGTGCTATCCGTCCTTTCTTAATTTGTATATTACCACAGCATTTCACTACTTTCAATAAAAAAATACAGAAAAACAGTAAAAACATATTGACAATACAGAATGGCAGTAGTATCATGCAAATATACAGAAATGCAGTACATTCAAAAGCACAGAAAGGAAGTGTGAAAATGATAGGCGCGTATCTGAAAGCGTACATGAAAGAAAAAGGAATAAAACAAAGCTTTATCGCTGAAAAGATCAACTTGTCACCACAAATTCTGGGCGCAATGCTAAACGGACAAAGAAAAATTGAAGTCACGGAGTTTTACGCGATATGTTCAGCAATGGAAGCTGATCCGACAGAACTTGCAATCGGCGCAGGAATTTACAAGGTGCAGCAGGCGACAGCGTAGAACATGCGAAGAAAGGAAAGAAAATGGATAAATTTGACGACGCAGTGGAATTATTTCAGCTTGGGGCAAGAATGTCACTTCGCTATCACGAAAAACCGATAGTTGTGACATATTCTGGCGGAAAGGACAGTGACGTACTTGTTCAAGTGGCACTTGCAAGCGGAATGCCGTTTGAAGTACATAACAATCATACGACAGTAGACGCGCCACAGACTGTGTACCACATACGGGAAAAGTTCAAACAACTGGAAGAGCAAGGCATAAAATGCGTTATTGAATACGGAGAATACAAAGGTCAAAGGACGACAATGTGGGATCTGATTGTTCAAAAGGTTATGCCACCGACGCGCCGCGTTAGATATTGTTGTTCGGTACTGAAAGAAAGAGGTTGCGAAGGAAGAGTGATCGCAACGGGCGTGCGCTGGGAAGAAAGCACACAACGGAAAACGCGGAAAGAAGTTGAAACAATAGCAAGAACGAAAGCTGAATCCGTAGGATTTAACAGAAAAAAAGAAGAATATGAACAACTTTCGTTCAGCGAAATAATATTACAGAATGACAATGACGACAGGCGAAAAGTAATTGATCATTGTCAGTTAAAAAACAAAATCGCAGTCAATCCGATCATAGGACTTACGGAAAAGGACGTATGGGAAATTTTGAAATGGCAAAAAGTAGAAACAAACATACTGTATGAAATGGGATATGATCGCGTAGGCTGCATAGGTTGCCCAATGGCTGGAACTTGTCAACGAAAGAAAGAATTTGAAGATTTTCCAAAATACAAGCAAGCATACATAAGAGCATTCGAAAGAATGATCAGAGAGAGAGAGAGAAGGGGGCTTGCGACAAAATGGACGTCTGGACAAGAAGTTTTTGAATGGTGGCTGGAAGAGACACAAATGAACGGGCAACTGTATTTTGATGAATACGGGGAAATGCACGAAATAATAAATAACTGACGCTGTGCTGCAACACAACGCCAGTTCAAGGCAATAGCGGGAGCGCGCTAAAACTGGTTTAGAGTTCTATTTTTATATTCGTCGAAAGTGAAAAGATCCGTCGAAAGTGAAGCTTGAAGTGAAGTTCAAGCGTTTTCGTCGCAAGTGCATTGTATATATACGGCAGCAGGACTGCCACAAAAATGCAAAAATCTGTCATATCACACCGACTTTCTGCGTTTCCGCGTAAGCCTTTTGAATTATAACACAAAGCAATAAAAAAATAAAGATATTCTTTATAAGCGCATACGACGGAAGGTGGAAAAGACATGGCATATAGAAAAATGACAGTCGAATACATACTTGACGATAGAGAGATCGAAGCACTGGAAGAATTGCTGGGAAAATGGCAGCAGTACAAAGGGAAAGACGGATCACAGCCGTTCGAAGACTGGAAACTGGAAGATCTATTTCAAGCAATAATGCAGTACGGCTGTAAATATGACATTTCAAAGCACATAAAAACGGATCAATACAGACATGAACTGATAGAGGTTGAAGAACTGTGCAGCAGTGATCCGTTCAGAACAAGATCGGAACGGGAGCAGGGAACAAGCCAGAAGGCATGAACCAATAAATCAAAAAGAAGGAAAGGAAAAAAGAACATGGCAAAGTTAATCACAAAGAATGAACAGTCAATTTCATGGAAGGAACTTGCGGAAGGAGTGAAAGCAGGGAAAATCGCATTGCAGCAGGGCGATACAGTTGAATTGAAACTGACAACTGGCGAAATCGTCTTCATGCAGGCTGTAAAAGTATCAGAGGACGGAAAACGCGTGACATTCGTGTCAAAAGATTGTCTGGCGACTGAAATGCCTATGAACGAGGAAAGAACAAACTACGGCGGCTGGGCTGAATCAGATCTTCGAAAGAGATTGAACACGGAAGTTTTCAACACGCTTCCAGAGGAACTGAAAGAAGTGATCGCAACAACAAAAAGAAGACAGTATGTGGACGGGAAGATCGTTGAATGTGAAGACAAGCTGTGGATCCCGTCAGAATATGAGATCCACGGACGCGAGATTTTCGCAGAACATGTGGAAGGCGAAGAACAGTTCGAACTTTACAAGGATAGACGCAACAGAATGAAGAAAGTCGGAAACAACGGAGAGGACACAGACTGGTACTGGTGCGATTCCCCGTACGCGTCGAACACGACGAACTTCTGTTATGTCTACTACACTGGTGGTGCCGACTACAGCAACGCTTTGACTGCGCTTGCCGTCCCGCTCTGCTTCGAAATCTAAAATCTTGAATCATGAATCCCGCCACGGAATGTGGCGGGGTAGCACATGCGAAGAAAGGAAGAGAAATGGAAGAAAGTATTCAAATACTGGAACTATTCGGCGGGATAGGTTCACCACGTTGCGCACTTCGCAACTTGGGAATAAAAACAAAAGCAATCGACTATGTGGAAATAGACGAAAATGCAGTCAGATCATACAATGCAATGTTCGCGGAAGACTTGGAATATAAAACACAATCAGTGGTAGGGTGGAACCTTAAACCAGACGTTTTGATACATGGCAGTCCGTGTCAAGATATGAGCATTGCAGGACATCAAGGGAAAGCAACTGCGGAAGCTGGGAGAATAAACAGAGGGAAAGGGGCGGACAAAGGAAGCGGGACACGATCAAGCTTGATGTGGGAAACAATACACATTATTCAAAATATGGGAGAGTGGAAACCACTATACGTTATCTGGGAAAATGTAAAGAATGTATTGAACGGCTACAATAGAAAGAATTTCGAACAGTACATTTCGGAAATGGGAAAGCTGGGATATACAAGCAATTATCAGATACTTGACGCAAGGGACTTCGGGCTTCCACAAGCAAGAGAACGCGTTTTCACTGTATCAGTCCTAAACGGCGACAAATTTGAATTTCAAGATCTGATCAGAACACCAATGCGGAATATATCTGAATTTCTTCTGGATAATGACAAAGTTCCGCCAGTATACGACGTAACACAACCGAGCGTATACAGTGCGATCGGACAAAAAGGAATACAGCGGGCAACAGTGATTCAAGACTATGCTTTCACAATAACAACAAGACAAGACAGAACGCCAGCACAAGTGATTGATTGTGGTGGTGGGCGTTACAGATACTTGACGGAACGTGAATGCTGGCGGCTTCAAGGATATACAGACGAAGAATTCGAAGCTGCAAAGGCAGTTCAGAAACGTGTCGGAAGATACAGAATGGCACTGTACAAGCAGGCTGGGAACAGTATTGCAGTTCCTATTTTTGAAAGCATATTCAGAAAAATAATACTAAACGAAACGGCATAGCACAAACGAAGGGAAGTGAAAGAATGATCGGCAAAATCACAGTTCAAGAAGCAGCCGCAGTGTTGCACGTATCACAGCAATTCGTCAGAATCGGAATGCAAGAACGTGTTCTTCCGATAGGAACTGCGCTGAAAATGTCTTCAAAATGGACGTACAACATCACGGAAGGAAAGCTGGCGGAATATGCGGGCGTTGATCTGAAAGAAGAAATCGCAAGGATCCGCGGGGAAGGGATAACAGCATGAAACTTGAAGAAATGATCGCAGTCATACAGAACCCAGACAGAGTGCGGATTTTTAAGGATAAAGAACGGCTTTTCATGGGTTTTCGGGCTGCTTTGATCGGCGGATTCGGAAAGATCGACGAAGTAATGATCGAACACGGGAAAGACGAAGTGAAAAGCTTTCGTGCATGTCCAGAAATAACGCATAAGAAGTGGAAAGAAAAAGGACTGATCCCACCAGTGCAGCCAGAGGAAATGGCGCAGTACAGTTTCAGTGATCTTCAAATGTCGCTGTACTACGACTTTTATATATAACACGAAGCAAAAATCACTTCCGACGACAAAATAATAATCAGAAAGGAAATCAAAGAGAATGAAAAACAACAAAATCAAGATCGCGGGAGTGATCAAGGACAAGCCGCAGCTGATTCTTGACGCGTCAGAATATGAGCGTCGCAGATATGAAACAAAGCTTGTGGCAGAAAGAAAGAGCGGAACAGAAGACGTGCTGATCTTGCAGTTTGACGGATCTGCAATGCAGGAAGAAGACTTTGAAAAGCTGGAAGCGGGAACATGCGTGATTGTAGCGGGTGAGATAAGAACGGAGAATGTACGCGAAATTGTACCGACTGCGCCGACAGTAAAAATCTTTATTGCAGCAGGAAAAGTCCAGATTGTAGAAGCAATCACTGAAAAACAGAACGTCGTTAAATTGTGCGGGCATATCTGTAAGGATCCACGCGCAAGAGGAACTTCAAAGGGAATACATATCACAGACATTATGATCGCTGTCAAAGGAAAGAAGAATGTCAGCTTCATTCCTTGTATTTGCTGGCAGAACGTAGCGGACGCAGCGGGAAAACTGAAAAAAGGAACATACGTGGAAGTAGAAGGACGCTTCCAGTCAAGAGAATATAAAAGAGCAATCGAAGGATCTGCGCCATATCTCATGACAGCTTATGAAGTATCGGTTACACAGCTGGGAGTTGCAGAAGACGACGCAGAGCAGAAAGACGAATAACACGCACAGAAGGAAGGAAAGTATATCATGATCAAATTATTTATAAGAAAACAGCATGAAGAAAACCATAAAAGAGAGAATGCGAAAAGGGTTGTGATTGTCAAAGTAAATCCACGTTGTGCAGGGCAGCAGGCAGAGGACATGCACATGATCGAAAGGCTTTGCAAAGATATTCTGATCGCAGAAACACACGACGACGTGCTGATCCAGACGGCGATCGCTGTCGGATATGCGAACGCAATGAGGATTCACGGGATCATTGAAGATACAGAAGCGGTGGACATTGTGGAAATGCTGGGGACAATGGGTGAAGATAAACTTCACGAAGTGGAAAAAATCAATGCAAATATTATCATGCGCAGATTACGAAAGAAGGTGATCCAGTGAGCGAGTATAGAAGAATCATTGCAGTTGACTTTGACGGGACACTTGCAGAAACAAAGTTCCCAGAGATCGTCGCACCGAAGCTGCGCATGATTCAATTTGTTAAACAGTTGCAGCAGCAAGGCTGCATTTTGATTCTGTGGACATGCCGCTGTGGAAAAGATCTGGAAGCGGCGTTGAAGTTCTGTGAAGAATACAGCTTGAAATTCGACTACATCAACGAAAATGTACCAGAGAACGTGGAAAAATGGGGCAATGACAGCAGAAAGATCTTCGCACATGAATACATAGACGACAAATCATGGTCGCCAGATCGCGAATCAATGTGGGGAAGATCTATGCGGAAACTACAGAGAAGGGCGAAGAAGCAAGGCGTGATTGCTTATGTGATCGCTATACTTTTGTATTTTGCTACAGTTTTTATTTTGAAGCATTTTAATGTGATTTAAGAAAGGAAGGTGCAAACATGGCAACAACGCAAGGAACATGCAGATTTTGCGGGCAGCAGATTCTTGTCGAAGACGGCGAAGGAATGACGGAGCCGCAGCGGGACGAATGCGCAACGCTTCACTGTGAATGCGACGACGCGAAAGTGTATCAAGAAGCAGCACTTCGGAGAGATACAGCAAAACGGCGCGTTGACGAGTTATTCGGAGAAGGAGCGGGCGAACACAGACAGCCAGACGAAGTGATCGGAGAGATCAAAAGCGCGGTCGATCTGATCTGCGACAAGAAAGCAAAGAACATGACATTGACGATCAGAACTGGGCTGAAATGTAGAATCATGCAAATGGCAAAGGACAAGATCAAAGTTGTTAGAGAAATGTCAGACACGGATTCATTCGAACAATAAAAGAAATGATCACAGAAAAGCAAATTGCACTTCCGACGATAAAAGAAGAAACCCACTTGAACGGGAATTCAAGTGGGCTTCGGCATAACATGCAAAAATTAAATTGATAAAAATATTATATAGCATGTATGCCAAAAAGTCAAGAAAATGGCGGGTTTGAAACCCGCGTGACGGACTTGTTAAGTTTATTATTTTACCGACAAAAAGGGGTTTACATACATGCCATACAAGAAGGAAGTTTGCAAAGCAGGAAAGACAAAACAGTACACGTATTACTACAGCATACGTGCAGACAAAAAAGAAGGATCCAGAAAGGCGAAAGAGAATAAGACCAGCGAAGCACAGAAGAAAGTGAATAGCAGGCAGGCAATAAAAAAGCTGACATGGATCTTGAATGCTAACTATGACGGAACAAGCCAGTACATAACATTCAGTTATGCGAAAGACAAAAGACCAGAAGATCCAGCGGCACTTCGAAAAGACATTGAAAAATTACTGCGTGGAATAAGGGCAGCACAGAAGAAGGCTGGAACAGTTGCAAAATATGTCTGGGTTCCAGAAGTGGGAGAAAGGGGCGCAGCACATGTGCATATGTGCTTGAACCACATTGACACACAAGTGTTGAAGGGGCTGTGGGATAAAGGCTGGATCACAATTAAACCAATGGACGACAGCGGACAATATGCAAAGCTTGCGGCGTATTTCGTGAAGTATTCGGAAAAGACCATGAAGACAGCGGAAGGATTCGGGGGCAAGAGATACAACAGCAGCCGAAATCTTGTGATCCCAGAACCAGAGAAAACAACGATCAGAAGCAGAAATGCATACAATCACACGATTCAAGTCCCTTCTGGCTGGTATCTGGACAAAGAAAGCATTCGCGAAGCATGGCACGAAGTAACGGGCTTCATGTATTTCACATATACGCTTGTAAAAAATGGCAAGAAGAGAAAACAAAAGAATCGTGATACATATTCGCTGAATCTGGAAACTGGCGAAATTGAGATCACAGAAAATCAGCAGGCAGAAAGGAAATAGAAAATGATTGTTTTATCACTATTTGACGGGATAGGAACTGGAATGCTGGCATTGAAGAATGCTGGAATCCAGATTGACAAATACTACGCAAGCGAAATTGAGAGCAAGCCAATCGAAACAGCATTGAAGAATCACAATGGAATCATAGAACTGGGCGACGTAAACGGAATAGAAGTGGAAAAGCTGGGAAAAATTGATCTTTTGATCGGTGGAAGTCCATGTCAAGGATTTTCCAGAAATGGAAAACACTTGAATTTTGACGATCCACGAAGCGGATTGTTTTTGAAGTATGTTGAAATACTTGAAAAAATCAGAAAAAGCAATCCGAACGTGAAGTTCATGCTTGAAAACGTCCGCATGAAAAGAGAGTGGCAGGACGCAATCACAGATTTTCTGGAAGCAGAACCAGTTCAAATTGACAGCAGGATCCACACAGCGCAAGCACGCGAAAGAACATACTGGACAAATATTGCAGCAGTGCAGCAGCCAGAATTCGAAGAAAGTCCGATCAGATCAATCGCTGAAAGAAGAAACAGAGAAAACTATATCAAACAAAATGGCGTCTGGTTCGATCCAGCCATTTCAGAGAGAGAGAGAGAGTGTGTCGAACTGCGTGAAGGCGAAATCAGAGTAAAGCAAGCGACAAAGGCTGGCTACATAGTTGCAGAAGAAGGAGATGGAATCAATCTTCAATTTCCGACAAGCAAGACAAGGCGCGGACGCGTTATAAAGGGCAAACTACCGACACTAGATTGCAGCTGCAATGTTTGTTATTTGCTGGACGGGGCAATTCACAAGATAACAGTGAGAGAAGCCGAAAGGGCGCAGAACTTGCCAGACGGCTACACGGAAGGAATGACAGACAATGAAGCAAAGACAGCAATTGGGAACGGCTGGAATGAAAAGACTGTCAGACATATCTTCCAGTATTTGAAAGGACAAGAAAAATGAAAGCAAAATTGAAAAACAGAGACACAGACGGACTGGGATTGACGCCAGAAAAATGGTACGACGTTCTGGACGTGGAATGCCACGGAGAAAAGGGCAGATTCGGAGAAGTCAAGAAAGTATTGATTCAGAGCGAGAAAAAGCGGGATCCAGAGTGGTACAAAGCAGAATATTTCATACTGGCAGCAGAAGCGCAGGCATACGCAGACAATCAAGCGGCAGCAGGCGCAGCACAGCCAGCAAGTTTGATAATAACAACAAGAAACGCTTTAGAAATGCAAGAAGGGCTGAAAAAACAGATTGAAGATTCAATTTGGAAGAAGGCAAATGCAAACTTGATGTTCGGAGCGTAGAAAGGGGGTTCGACATGTACGGAAATTTGAAACGCGGTGAAGACACTGAACAAATGGGCGTCATTGACTGGGCGAATTGGAACACGGGAAGATTCCCAGAATTAAAACTTCTTTTTCATGTTCCGAATGGTGGAAAAAGAAATGCAGCAGAAGCAGCCAGATTCAAGGCAATGGGCGTCAAAGCGGGCGTTCCAGATCTATGCCTACCAGTACCACGCGGCGGATATGCTGGGCTGTATATCGAAATGAAATACGGAAAAAACAAGACAACAGAGAAGCAGGAAGAATGGATTCACAGCTTGATCGAACAAGGCTATCTTGTAAAGGTATGCTGGGGCGGGCAGGAAGCAACAGCGGTGCTGGAAGAATACTTGCAGCAAGGAAAAACAATCATGATAGATCCATTGAACAGCTGGAACATGACGGAAGAAACAGACTGCATGGCGTCAGCACTTGCAGCGGCAGCAGTACAAGGGACTTGCCCGTTCGGAAGAAGCTTTGAATCAGAATTCTGTCTTCCGTTTCCAGAAGAAGGCGACTGTGCAATGTGCGTAAACAAATACATGATAATCTGGCTCAAAAAGATAGCTGGAAGATTCTTGAAAGGCGAAGGCAGTGCCGAAAACACTGTTTGACTGGAAATCAAAGTCGCGGAAAGTGTCATACATGTGTATGATATGCGGGAAAAAGTATGGGACAAAGCAAGAAGCGCACACTTGCGAATGGGCTGATAAACACGGAGCGACAAGACATGCAAATGGAATAAAAAAACAATCGAAGGAAAGAAGGAAAGAGAATGAAAACAATATCAGTGATCAATTTGAAGGGCGGAGTTGCAAAGACAACGACTTCGATCAATCTGTCAACATTGCTGGGGGATCGGTGGGGAAGACGTGTTCTTCTGATCGACAATGACAAGCAGGGAAATACAAGCCAGTTTTTCGGGAAATACATAAAAGACGCGACATGTGGATCGGCAAGAATTCTTCAAGGCTAAGAACCAGTGATTTTCACCACAAATCATGGAATTGATCTGATAAATGCAAACATGTCGCTGGAAACGGCGGAAAATAAACTGCTGAAAAGCAATGAACGGCAGGACGTAAAATTGAAACAGTTTCTGGAAGGAAAAGCAAATCAGTACGACTTCTGTATCATTGACAATCCACCAGCTGTCGGAATGTGCGTGATCAATGCGTTGTGCGCTTCTGACGAAGTAATTGTGCCAGTAAAGCTTGACAACTGGGCGATAGACGGAACGGAAATGATCACAGCAACAATCGAACAGCTGAAAGCATTAAATAAAAACTTGAAAAAAATCACAGTTCTGATCACAGACTTTATAAAAACGCCAGAAAGTGTGGCTGCGGAAGAATGGATCAGAAAAAATTGCAAAGTACCAGTTTTCAAGACGAAGATTCGATTTTCGAAGAAGGTTGATAGCGCAACATATTACAAAGAGCCACTTGACAGATATTCATTGATGTGCGCGGCAGCAGTGGACTACAGAAAACTTGCAAAAGAATATCTGGGAAAGGAATAAAAGGACATGGAAGGATTCAACATTATGGACATTATGAACGGAACAACAACGGCAGCAGCTACAGTGGAAGCATTCAAAGACGTCAAACTGAATTATCAGTCAATCATTGCGACGAAACACAATAAGTACAGCATGGAAGAGATAGGGGAACTGGCGACGGGAATTCATATGGCAGGGGAACTGCAACAGCCGCTTGTTCTGGGAAAGATCGGCGAAGAATACTGGCTTGTATCTGGACACAGAAGGCTTGAAGCAATCAAAATGCTGGTAAACGAAGGCGAAGAAGAATTCGCGGAAATTCCTTGCAGATACAGAGACATGACGGAAACAGAATTCAGAATGCAACTTCTGATCGGCAACACATTCAACAGAAAAATGACGGACTATGACAGAATGACGCAGGCGGCAGAATGGAAAGAAGTTTTGCAGCAGGCAAAGAAGGACGGAACATTCAAGCCAGAAAAGGGAACGCGAACGCGTGACTATATTGCACAGATTCTGGGAGTTGCGCCAGCAACAATCGGAGATCTGGAAAGAATCAACAATAATGCGACTGACGCAGTAAAAGAACAGTTGAAAGAAGGAAATATGAAGTTGACGACTGCGGCAGAAGCGAGCAGGCTTCCAGAAGAAGATCAGAACAATATTGCAGAAGCCGTGGCAGCAGGCGAGGACGTGAAAAGCGAAGAGATCAAGCAGCTGGCGAAAGAAAAGAAAGAAGAAGAGCATTGCAAAGCAACAATGGATCAAATGCAAGAAACTGTGTCAGATACCGACACAACAGAAGAAGAGAAGGAAAACGCAAGACGACTTCATGTTTTGAAAATGCTTGAAAAGTATTATATATACATGAGCGAAGACGATCTGCGTTGCTTGGACGCAATGCTGGAAGATTGCAAGAGAAGAAAGCGGGAATATGCGCTGGAAGATTGTGGGGTGACTTCATGCGAATAACTATTGAAACTGACGACGGGAAGGACGTCAAAGTGACAAAGATTGAAGAGCGGGAGCAGCCAGAAGGAATGGAAGAACTGACGCAGGAAGAAACAGAGAGATTCGAAACAGCTTCGGACATAGCGAATTATTGCGAATATCTGGAAGAAAGCGAATTGATACAGTTGAAGTTGATTGCGGCGAAATGCAAAGCAAGAAAGGAACGTGAAAAATGAGAAAAGGGCTGGTGAGAGATTCAGAAGAAATTGTCAAAAAAGAATTGCAGGAAGCAAACAAAGCTTTCAGAGCGTTCGAAAGCACACATGAAGGATATGCAGTTGTACTGGAAGAATTCGAAGAATTGAAAGAAAGATTCGATCAGACAGAAGAGATCTTGAAAAATGTGTGGTTATTAACAAAGCAGAATGCAACGAAAGAAACATTCAAAGCTGTGTTGGAAGACGCGAACGCGATCACGATTCAGCTGGTGGCAGAAGCAGTGCAGACAGCAGCAATGTTCCAGAAATTTGAACAGTTCAACGGAAAGCGGGTGTGAAATGGATATATATGAAAAATATATAGTGGCACAAACAAAAGGAGATATAATTCAAGGAATTCAAAGGCTGGGAGTTCAAAAGCAAATAGCACACGCAATAATACAGAATCAAGGAATGACGGAAGAAGAGATTGAAGAAAAAATACAACAGAAAGCGGGTGTGAAATGAGCGTGGCAGCAGTAGTCATTCTGATTGTAGCAGTTTTCGTGTATGCGGAACTTGCAATATTTGCAGGCGCATTCATGTATCTGAAAGCAACACGGAACACGACAGAAGCAGAAGACAAAAAGAAGATACGCGTATACAGCGTGATAGCTGGAATTTTCTTTCCAGTGACATTCGCAATCATAGCAGCATACAAGGCAACGGAAAGGAAGTGAAACACATGAATACAACAGCAGTGGCAATCACGGCGATTGTATGTACAACATTAGTGATCATTACTTTGATCGGCAAAATCGGAAACAAGAAGGAAAGAAAGGACAAGGGCAATGAATAAAGTCATATTGCTTGGAAGACTGACAAGGGATCCAGAATCACGCTGGACACAGAAGCAGGGTTCACAAGAACAAACATGCGTTGTTAAATTCACGCTGGCGGTAGATCGTCGCGGACGAGATCAAGGCGCAGACTTTATCACATGCGTTGTGTTCGGAAAGTCGGCAGAGAATGCAGAAAAGTATTTGAAGAAAGGTTTGAAAATCGTGCTGTCTGGAAGAATTCAGACGGGAAGCTACATGAATAGGGACAATGTAAAAGTATACACGACAGACGTTGTTGTGGAAGAATGGGAGTTTGCAGAGAGCAAGGCGGCAGCAGGGCAGCAGGCGACACCAGACGACGGGTTCATGCATATTGACGACGACATGGACGAACAGCTTCCGTTCACATAAGAGACACAACAGACACGTCACAGAACACGCAGAGAGGGCGAGAACGGCAAGCTAATAAAAGATTGATAAATATATAGGCTTGTAGTATAATAAAGGCGTGAACGAACGACACACACAGCAGACGACGAAAGGTTTGTTGTGTGTGTCTTTTTGTTTGCATACTTTCCTTCGTGCTGGTGCTGCTATGCAGTAGTACCAGCAATTTGAAAGCGTGTGATTGTTTGACGATAACCGAAGACCAACTTGAAGCATGGATCCGACAACTGATCAAAGAGAATAAACTTGAAAAGTTTTATAAATGGCGCGAGTGGCGAGAACTGTCGGAACAGATCAAGAAAGAAAATAATTATGAATGTCAGCTGTGCAAAAAGCGTGGCATTCATACACCAGCAAGAAGCGTTCATCATGTGCAGTGGGTACGGAAGCACCCGCGGCTTGCTATGTCAAGGACGTACACATACAACGGGAAAGAGTATGTCAATCTTATTCCATTGTGTGAAGCGTGCCACAATGAGCAACACCCAGACAAAAGGGTGAAGACAGAGTTCAAGAAGGAACATTTCGTGAATGAAGAACGCTGGTGACAGTCCCCCCGCCTAAAAAGAATCAGATTTTCGGATATGGACGGGAATCGGGGATGGGGGTAGACAAAACGGATAATCGCGCGCACGTAAGGGGGTGGTATATATGGCAAAAAAACCAGATACAAGAAGTGAAGATGTAAAGAGGATCACAAGGTCAAAACTGTATAAAGAAATTGAAAAAGATCTTCGGGATCAGCTGGAAGCAAACGGAACATTCGGCAAATTTTTCGACGATATGATCAGCGACTACATGGCAATGTATGTCACAAAAACTTTGCTTGTCGAAGATATACAAAAGCGTGGAACTATCGTGCCTTACAACAACGGCGGCGGTCAATCTGGATATAAGAAAAACGAAGCCGTAGACATGTTCAACAAGACGAATGCACAAATGTTGAAACTTCTTTCGGAACTGGGATTGAAAGCCAATGCCGCGATAGGTGGTGGCGACTATGGCGACGAATTATAGAGATATACCAGAACTTGCCGACTATATAAAAATGGTCGAAAACGAAGGCAAAAAAGGGTACAAAAAAGTATCAAAATGGCAAAAAAAACTTATTAAATTTATCAAAAAAGTCTTCGAAGACGAAGATTTAATCATAAAAACAGAACAACTTGAAAAATACATGTCGCTACAGAAATATTTTGATTTTGGGTTGTTCGAATGGGAAAAATTCGTCTTCGCTTTGCATTGCTGCACGTTCCGTCAAGACGGACTTCCGCGTTTTCCAGATCTCATGGTTTTGGTAGCGCGAGGAGCGGGAAAAAACGGCTATCTTGCTTTTGAAGACTTCTGTCTGATCAGTCCATATTGTGAAATCAAGCAATATGATATTGATATATGCGCCACAGCCGAAGAGCAGGCGCGCACTTCTTTCGACGACATCTACAACATTCTTGAAAACCCAGCACAAACGAAGAAATTGAAAAGATTTTTCTACTGGAACAAAGAAGTGATCACTGGTAGAAAAAACAAATCAAAAATCAAATATAGGACAAACAATGCAAAATCAAAAGACGGACTGCGATCTGGAAAAGTTGATTTTGACGAAGTTCACGCATACGAAAACTACGATAATATCAAAGTTTTTACCACGGCACTTGGAAAAAAACCACACCCGCGGCGGACATACATCACAACAAACGGCGACGTATGTGACGGCGTTCTGGACGATTTAATTGAAAAAGCGAAGCGTATTCTTGACGGAGAAACAAAGGACAATGGATTTTTGCCGTTTATCTGTATGATTGACGACGAAAAAGAAGTTCACGACGAAGAATGCTGGTACAAGGCGAATCCGTCATTGCAATATTTGCCGAATTTACTTGAAGAAACGCGCAAAGAATATGTTGAGTGGTGCGAAAACAGATCTTCTTCAAGTGATTTTATGACAAAGCGAATGAACTGGCGGCAAGGAAACAGCGAAGTTGAATTGACAAGCTGGGAAAACATACTTGCGACAAAGCAGGAAGTGTCAGAACCGATTCAAGGAGAAATGGCAGTCGTGGGAATTGATTATACAAAAATAAACGACTTTGCTTCCGCAGGAATATTGACAAAGCGCGGTGCAAAATACGTCTGGAAGCAGAAAACGTGGGTGTGCAAGAACAGTGCAGATCTTTCAAGAATAAAATACCCGCTGGAAGAGCCAGAAGAAACGGGAGAACTTGAAATGGTGGACGCGCCAGAAATAGATCCGAATTTGATTGTTGACTGGATAGAAGAGCAAATGGGAACATATTCGATACAAATGACAGCACTTGACGATTACAGATACGCACTACTTAAAAACGCATTATTGCGACTAGGAATAAGCTATGAAAATAAAAATATAAAGCTTGTTAGACCTTCCGACAAAATAAAGGTCGAACCAATAATTGACAGTGCTTTCAGAAATCACAATATAGTGTACGGAGATTCGTCGCTAATGCGTTGGTATACGAATAACACAAAAAAAGTGAAGTCAAAGAAGTACGGAAATTATGAGTATCAAAAAATAGAAGCAAAAAGCAGGAAAACAGACGGTTTTTTTGCTTTTGTGGCGGCTATGACAGAACAAGAATTGATCCCAGAAGAGCAAGCAAGCAACGACATTCTTCCAGTATTCACAATGTAAGGGGGCGAGAATTTGAACGCAGGCGATTTTTTTCAAAGAGCATTCGGGAAAAACCAAAAAATAACATTAAAAATGCAAATCGAAGAAGAAATCACAGAAGTTTTCTTCAAAGAGTTGGCGACAGCGTGCGCGGTCAATATGATCGCAAGCACAATCGCAAAGTGCGAAATCAGAACATTCATAAAAAACGAACAGCAGAAAAAGGAAGAATATTTTCTGTGGAATTATGAACCGAATCAAAATGAAAACAGCAGCGACATGATTCAGAAATTCATTACAAATCTGTGCTATGACAATGAAGCACTGATTGTTGAAGTGAATGGACGACTATATGTTGCAGATTATTTTTCACGTAGACAATATGCTTTGTATGACGACGTGTTTTCAAACATTGTGATCGGAGATATGACACTACAGAAGACATTTACTTCAAGTGAAGTGATATACATGCAGCTGAATAATATTGACGTAAAGCAGCGACTTGAAGGATCATACACAAGTTACGGACAAACGATTGCAAAGTCAATCAGAAATTTAATCAGATCACATGGGCAAAAAGGGATTCTGGATATTGACGCACAAACATCAGCACAGAAAGACTTCACAGAGAAACTTCAAACGCTTATGGACGATAGATTCAAGCCGTTCTTCGAAGCTTCGCAAGCCGTTCTTCCGTTGACTTCTGGCTATAAATACACAGACGTTACAAAAGACAGCGGTTCAGCACCGACGCCAGCAGATCTGAATGAAAGAATCAACTATGAATTTGAACTTGCGGGGCGGGCGTTTAGGATCCCGAAATCTTTGATACTTGGCGACGTGTCGGACGTAGAGAAAATCACGAAAAACTTTTTGACATTCGCCATTGATCCAATATCCGAAAAGCTGGGCGAAGAGATCACGCGAAAAAGATATGGCGTGAAGCAGTTTGCAAAAGGAAACTATGTTGACGTAAATACAAACTGCATTCAGCACATTGATGTATTTGAACAATCATCAAACGCAGAAGGACTTCTTCGAAGTGGTTTATATTGCATAGACGAACTTCGAACAAAACTGGGTGACACAGCTTTGAAGACTGACTGGTCACAAAAGCACTACATAACAAAAAATTACACAGAAGCAGAACAAATGGATCATCTTGGACAAGAAAGGAGTGAATAAAGTTGAAGAAACAGCAGGCACAAGCGCAAGCACATTATTGTTTCAAGCAGGAAGCGGGAAACAATATTGTAAAATTGTACATTTATGACGACGTTTCAGAATACGGCGAATTTGACTGGTGGACTTGGGAATACAAAGAAAGCGAGACTTCCGCAAAGTATTTCAAAAAAGCACTTGAAAATGTGTCGGAATCCGACACGATCGAACTTCACATCAATTCATATGGCGGATCCGTCAAAGAAGGCGTTGCAATATACAACCTTTTGAAGCAGAAAAAATGCAAAGAGATCGTCGCATATGTTGACGGGTTCGCATATTCGATCGCTTCTGTTATTTTGCAGGCAGCAGACAGACGAATCATGGGACTGGGAACAAGCCTTTTGATTCACAACATGTGGTTGAGCATTGCGGGAAATGCAGACGATCTGCGAAAGGCGGCAGACGATCTGGACGTTCTCATGGAATCAAACAGACAGATCTATCTTGAACGCGCAAACGTGACAGAAGAAGAGTTGATCGACATGATGAACAAAGAAACGTATTTGACACCAGAAAAAGCAGTGGAAATGGGATTCGCCGACGAAGTTGATAGCAGCAAAGACGCGGATCCAGAAGATGCAATGCAGGCAATGCAGCAACAGTTGCAGCAAATGCGAAGGACTATGGCAGAACAGAAGGAATTCAGAACAGAACTTCGCGAATTATACAGAACTGCAATGAAAAAGGACGACGAGGACGACACAGACGACGAAGACGACACAGACGACGAGGACAACAACAGCGACGAGGACAACAACGGCGACACAGACGACACAGACGACACAGACGACAACAGCGACGAAGACGACACGGACGACGACAAAAAGAAGAAGCAGAAGAAAAAAACAAATCCGAAGGAAAACGGAAGAAGCCTTGCAGCTTTGCTGGCAAAGGCAGCAGCAAAAAATCTTGAAAAGAGGTAGAAAAAATGAAGAGCAAAGACGTAAAAGCATTAACAAGAGAAGAACTTGCACAGAAGTTCAATGAAGCATTAAAGTCAGAGGATCCAGAGAAGGTAGCGCAGGCAATGGCAGACATGGCAGACGGCATTCAGAGCGAGATCCTTGAACGCGCGCAGAGCATGGCAAATATTGAGCAGCTTGACGCACAGGCATTGGCGGCAAGAGGGCTTCGCCAGCTGACTTCCTCTGAAAAGAAGTTCTATGAAAAAGTAATCGACGCAATGAAGTCAGAAGATCCGAAGCAGGCACTGGCACACCTTGACGTGACTATGCCAGAAACAATCATTGAAGACGTGTTCGAAGACTTACAGAGAGAACATGAACTTCTGGCAGCAATCAACTTCCAGAATACAACATATGTAACAGAATGGATCCTGAACAAGAATGGAAAGCAGAAGGCAGTCTGGGGAGCAATCACAGCAGAGATCACAAAGGAACTTGAAGGCGAGTTCGAAAAGCTGAATATGACAATGTTTTCTTTGACAGCGTTCCTTCCAGTTGCAAAATCTATGTTGGATCTTGGCGCAACATGGCTGGACAGCTACGTGCGCGAAGTACTGAAAGACGCTTTATATTGCGGACTTGAAGAAGCTATTGTGTGTGGTACGGGCGTAAACATGCCGATCGGAATGATGAAGGACATTTCAGCAGCAAAGAGAGACGGCGAAGTATACCCAGACAAAGAAGCAGTCAAGATCACGAAGTTCGACGCACAGCAGTACGGCGGAGTGATCGCGAAACTTGCAGTTTCCAGAAATGGTCGTCCGCGCAAGGTCGGTGCTGTGATCATGGTTGCGAATCCAGTTGACTATTTCAATAAAGTTATGCCAGCAACAACAGTGCAGCGTCCAGACGGAACATTTGCAAATGACGTTCTTCCATACCCGACAACAATCATTCAGTCAGAAGAAGTTCCGCAGGGGAAAGCAGTTGTCGGAATTGCTGAAAAGTATTTCATGGGCGTCGGAACAAGCAAAGACGGCGTGATCGAGTACGACGACAGCTACAAGTTTTTACAGCGCGAAAGAGTATACGCAGCGTTCCTTTACGGAAACGGAAAGCCAGTTGACAACAACTGCTTCGTTGTGCTTGATATTTCCGCACTTGAAGCAGCAACATACACTGTCACAGCATATTCAGAGAAACAGACAGTTGAAGTTGAGGTTGAAAAGAAAAGCTGGACTTCGGAAGAACTGAATGAAATGACAGTTGATCAGATCGACGGGCTTGCAAAATACATGAAGTATGAAATCACTGGAAGCAATAAGAGTGAAAAGATCGCTTCGTTCATTGAGAAACAGACAGCGGCGCAGGCGTAAAGAATAAGGACGGCAGCAGGGCTTGAAACCTTGCTGCCATTCATGAAGGTGGTGCAATATGGCGGAAACAGAAAAAGACGGACTTCTGGAAGACGTTCTGAATGAGTTGGATATAACGTTCAAAGACGACAGACTGGAAAAGAAAATAGCTGGGATATTAAAGCGCGGGAAAGCCTATCTGAACGACAAATTCGGATCAGAAATTGAATTTGACAAAGACGGACAAGCAATGGAACTGCTTGTTTCGTATTGCAGATACGGGCGTTCAAACGCAATCGAACAGTTCAAACACGATTTTTCGTCAGAATTGACAGCACTTGCGCTTCGTGGAGCAATTCAGTCTCAAAAATCGCCAGAGAGTGCAGAAAGCGAGGAAGAGCAGTGAAAAGCAAATTTGAAGAATTCAACGACGGGATCATGAAGCTGTATTCAGAGAACGAAAACGGAAAACTGGTTCGAAAATTTGAAGACGATCTGCGATTCGGCGAAGAGAATGTGAGCATTCAAAGGCACTATGCAGCACAAGCGGCAGATCAACAAGTGGACAAAGTGATTCATGTACCACTTTTAGAAATTTTCGAAGCACACGACGTTGTTGTTATAGGCGAAGAACAATTTGACGTTGACAAAGTAGATAATTTGAAGAGCAACCAGCCGCCGATCACAAAGCTGACATTAATCAGATTTTCGAAGCATAGAAAGAAGGAATTTGCATGAATGTAAACGCAGGGGCAGCAGTCAAGCCAGAACAACTGGAAACAACGTTGTCGGATATGCTGATTCAGTGGTATGAAACAGAAGAAAAGAAATTCTTTGAAGCAATCGACGATTCGGCGGAGAAATGCAACGAAGCAGCGAAGTCATATCTTTCAAAGGGACACGGCGTTCTGACTGGTGAATACAAGGCACATTTTGCAGTTGAAAGCGAAATGCTGGACAAACACCACAAGCGGGCGACGTGGTATGTAGAAGAACCAGAATACAGACTGACGCACTTGCTTGAAAATGGACATGCAAAAAGAAACGGCGGAAGGACAAAGCCAGTAAAACATATTAAACACGGACGCGAGATTGCGGAAAAGAATCTGGAAGAAAAATTGAAGAACATATGGCAGGGGTGACGAAATGGAAGATCTTGTTGAAACGCTGGAAAAAGAAACACAAATTCCAACTGCGGACACGGCTTTCACGCAACCGCAGAAATTGCCGTTCACAGTCATACTTGACAAGCCAGCAGGGGACGGCGACGACTTCAACACACGCTTTTTTAATCACGATCTTGCAGTCGAATTCTATGCAGAGAGGATTGACAAAGCAAATGAAAAAAAGCTGGAAGACTTTTTCGAACACAGGAACTGGAAATGGACACGCGAAAGAACGTGGCTTCCAGACGAAAAGTGCTTCGAAACAATTTATCAAATATCATTCATAGAAAGGGTGTAAAAAATGAAAGGATCGAAAGAAAAGGTCACAATGGGAAGCGGAGAAGTATTCGTTGATGAATTCAACGGCACGCTTCCAGAGTTTGAAGAACTTATCAAAACAATGATGATAGACGAAAAGCGCGCAGGCTGGATCAAGGGCGGGGCGTCTATTGAGTACAAGCCGACAATGACAACGGAAAAAGACGATCTGGGGCATATCGTAAAAGAGGTATTAACAGACGAGGAAGCAACATTCAAGACGGGGCTTTTCACTTGGAATGGCGAAACACTTTCAAAACTTTGTTCTACAGCAAGGGTAGAAACAAAAGGGAAGTACAGAATCTTGAAGATCGGCGGAACAAATAACGACGACGGCAAGCAGTACGTTATTCTTTTCGTACATAAAGATCCAGTTGAAGGGAATTGCTATCTTGTTATCGTCGGAAGAAATTCTGCTGGATTCACGATCACATGGGCGACTGATTCAGCAACAGTGATTGACGCTGAATTCGGCTGCAAGCCGCAGGACGACGAAGGAACACTGATTCAGTTTGTGGAAGAAATCGAAGAACAGTACAAAGCGGAATACACAAGCGAAGAATTGAACGTGCTGACCATTGATAATATCAAGACCATTGCAGCAGCAAAGGGCTACAACATCACAAAAACAACGAAGTCAGAAATTATTGCTGAATTTATTGCGGCGCAGGAAGCAGCAAAAACGCAGTAATTGTTGAAAAAATGGGCTGGCGGAATCCAGCCCTATACACACGAAAGGAAGGAAAGTGTATATGAATTATAAAGTAAATTTTCAGAAAGCAAAAAGAAATTATATGGTTCTGACGTTTGAAGTGGAAGAAGGAAAGGAAAAAACAATTCTTGTGGGTATGCCGAAGAAAAGAATATTTGACATGCTCATGAACATGAACGACTTCATAAAAGACGAAGAGCCAGACAATGAGAAAGAAAAAGCTGAACGCAACAGAAAGATCATTGACGAAATGTATGAACTTGTAGCAATGATTCTTTCAAACAATATGGCTGGCGAGAAAATCAGCGTTGAGTGGGTTGAAGACATGCTGGAATTCGGCGAATTAGAAGAACTTCTGGAAATATATGTGAAGTTCTGCAAAGGCGAAGCAGTAAACCCAAACTAGCACTCCCGTTCTATCCGATTGACGAAGAAAACTTCTTTGACATGCCGACGTACTGGGAACACCTTGTTCATGAGTATACGGGATTGAATGTAAATGAAATAGAAGAACTGGAATATATTGACTATTTGCAATATAGGCGGGACGCATTCGTGCATGAAATGAACAAAACGGAAGAAGGACGGGAATATCTGGAAAACGCACACAGATTAACACAGACAGAGCCAGACAGAATGAAGGCGCGTTCACTTTTCGGAAAGAAAGGGTGAAAGCATGTCGAAAGGCTTGAAAGGCATAACAGTCACAATCGACGGGAATGCGACGCCGCTGAACAAAGCGTTGTCTTCGGTAAACGCAAACGCCAAAAGCCTACAGTCTGAATTGAAGGGCGTGAATTCGCTTCTGAAACTGGATCCAAAAAATACAGAACTGGCAGCACAAAAGCAAGTGATCTTGAAGCAAGCCGTTTCCGAAACAGAAGAAAAGCTGAAATTGCTGACGCAAGCTGAAAAGGAAATGGCGGAAGCAGGGAAGGACGTAAACGACGAAGGATACAGAGACTTACAAAGAGAAATCGCACTGACAAAATCAAAGCTTTCAGACTACAAAACAGAATTGAAAGCAGTAGAAGACCAGCAAAAGAAAGCGGCAAAAGAAGCTGAAACGCTGGGAACAAAAATATACAATATAGCAAGCAAAATCCCAGTGGTGAATAAACTTGCAGACGGCTTCGTGAAAGTGAAAGGGAAAATCACTGAAACAGTAAAAGAAAGCGAAGCTGTCAAAAAGATCGGAACTGCTGTGGAAGGCGCAAAACAGAAGGTTGAAGCATTCAAAGACGCGCACCCAGCCGTCCAGAAGGTAGCAGACGCATTCGGAAAAGTGAAGACGGCAGCGAATGAAGTCAAAGAAAAGATTCCGCCGCTATCAACGCAGTTGAAAGCAGTCGGAGACGTTGCAGCGTCGGCGGCAAAAGGCGGATTCGCAGTGCTGACGAATGTTGTCGGCGGAACAATGAAAGCTTTTGCAGGATTCGCAACAGCTGTCGTGGGGGCTGGCGTAGCGGTAACAAAGTCAGCTGTCGAACAGTATGCAGAGTATGAACAGCTTGTCGGCGGTGTGGAAACGCTTTTCAAGGATTCCGCAGGACAAGTTGAAGGATATGCAAACAATGCATATAAAACGGCGGGAATGTCCGCAAATCAATACATGGACACTGTGACGGGATTTTCGGCGTCACTTCTTCAAAGTCTGGACGGAGACACAAAAGCAGCCGCAGAAAAAGCGGATATGGCTATAACGGATATGTCGGACAATGCAAATAAAATGGGAACAAGCATTGACAGCATTCAAACGGCATATCAAGGATTCGCGAAGCAAAATTATACAATGCTGGACAACTTAAAGCTGGGATATGGCGGAACGAAAGAAGAAATGCAAAGGCTTCTTGACGACGCGACAAAGCTTTCTGGTGTCAAGTATGACATATCTTCATACGAAGATATTGTTGACGCGATTCACGTTGTTCAAACAGAAATGGGAATCACGGGAACGACGGCAAAAGAAGCAAGCACGACAATCGAAGGTTCGATCAATTCGACAAAGGCGGCGTGGTCGAATCTCTTGACTGGATTTGCAAATGACGAAGCAGACGTCGGCGCACTGATCACAGATCTGTGTGATTCGGTGGCAACAGCAGCAAACAACTTGATTCCGCGAGTGATTCAAGCAGTCACGTCAATCGTTGAAAATGTACCGATAATTATTCAAGGGCTTGCAGGAACACTGACGACAGTTTTTCAAGAAGGACAAGGGCTGGTAACGTCGCTAATGCAACCACTTGTTGACACGTTCTTCGGGCTGATCAATGCGGCAATAGCGTTGCTTCCGACACTTCTCCCAGAAGTGCTGAATGCGGCGATTTCATTGTTTCAAGGGATTCTGGACGGATTGAATCAGACGATCCCGAACTTGCTGGCTATGCTGCCAGTAATGATTCAAAATATAACAGATACACTCACAGCAAATCTTCCGCAGATCGTAGCGTCTGGAATTGAAATTCTGGTCAATTTGATCAACGGAATCACAAACGCAATTCCTTCACTGATTCAAGCCGTGATCGACTTGTTCCCAGTGATTGTGAATTCTATCATGGAAAATCTCCCGCAAATTATTCAAGCTGGACTTGATCTGCTGATCGCACTGATTAACGGAATTGTAAGCGCGATCCCACAGCTGATCGCCATGCTTCCAACAATTATAACGACGATTGTTTCCACGCTGACTGGTATGCTCCCGCAAATTATTCAAGCAGGAATCACACTTCTGCAATCTTTGATCAATGGAATCATAAGCGCGATCCCACAGCTGATCGCGGCAGTTCCACAGATTATCACATCAGCCGTCAATACACTCACGACAAATCTTCCGAAAATTTTACAAATGGGAATCGAATTGATCGGATCGCTGATCAGCGGATTGATTAAAGCCATTCCAACACTGATTGCAGCAGTTCCGCAGATTATTTCTGCAATCTGGGACACGATCACGAATACGGACTGGTTATCACTTGGAAAAAACATCATAGACGGAGTTATTCAAGGCGTAAAGAATGTAGCAAGCAGTTTGATTCAAGTATTCAAAGATCTGGCTTCGTCTGCATTGGACGCAGTAAAAGACTTCTTCGGAATTCATTCGCCGTCACGCGTCATGCGTGATCAAGTTGGAAAAATGATTCCAGCTGGTATGGCAGAAGGCGTTGAAGACGGAATGGACGAAGAGGAAGACAGAATCAAAGAAGCAATGCGAAAAGGCGTACCGACAACGATCGACAGTTATATCAATACAAAGTCTGGATCTGCAAGTTATGCAACGCAGACGGCAGCAGGCGGATTCACGCAGAATATAACAATCAACAGTCCGAAAGAACTTTCGCCGTCAGAAGTAGCACGACAGACACGAAACCAAACACGACAAATGGTTTTGAAACTGAAAGCGGGGTGATCTAACAAATGAAGACAATAACATGCAGAAATGACGCGGGACTGGAAGCAGTCTTCACATACGATCACGACAGTTGTGAATATTTCCTTGTAAGTTGCGACGGGATCTACAGCGTGAAAAACGCTGTGTCCACGTCGCAGAACGCAACAACAGACGGCACGACATACAACGGCGAAGGATTGGAACAACGCAATATTGTGATCACAGCAAACATCAGAAGAAATCACAGACAGAATCGCGAATTTCTTTCAAGGGTTTTCAAAGTTCATTCAGAAGGGACGTTCATTCATGAAGAAGACGGCGACAGACGTGAAATCAAATACAGAGTTGAAAACATAGAAGTCGCCGAAACTGGCGTGATCCGTCCCGCAACAATATCACTGATCTGTACTGATCCGTATTTTACGGACGCAGCGGGAACTATAAAAATCGAAATGTCACAGTGGTATGACGACTGGGAATTTGAATGTGAAATCCCAGAAGAAGGAATGGAATTCGGACACAGAGAAACAGACACGATCAAACAAGTGGATAACGAAAGCACAAAAGACGTCGGAATCACTATAACACTGGAAGCGGACGACAAAGTGGTAAACCCGATCATATACAATCAGACGACAAATGAAACATTGAAACTTCTCTGCACAATGCTTCCAAACGACAAGATCACAATAAAAACCACAGAAGGCGAAATCACAGTTGAACTTCTTCGGAATGGTAAGATAATTGACTATAACTACACTGTAGACGAAGACAACGACGGATATATTCAGCTGGTAATGGGAATGAATGTGATCAAGTATGACGCGGACGAAGGCGTGGAGTATTTGAACGTCAAGTTCGAATACAAGAATCAGTACATGTTCGCATAGAAGGGGGAAAGGGAATGTCAAAAGAAAACAAAGTCATTGTTGTTTCGTATGATCAGAACTTGAACAGACTAGGAGTGATTGACGTGTTCAGATCTTTGATCTGGACACGGAAATATTATGAATGCGGAACATTCGAACTTCATGCACCACTGAACACAAGAAATTTGCAACTTCTGGCAGAAAATAACATTCTATCAAAGCGGGAGTTCAAAGACAAAAACGGGCATATCGTAAAAACGACAAGCAAAGAAAGCGGAATAGTTGAGTATATAGCGATTGACGACACAGTGAATGAAATCACGGCAAAAGGTCGATTCTTATCTTCAATCATGGACAGAAGAGCAATAAAAACAGTCGTAAACTTCAACGGAAAGACAGAAGCAGGAATGCGAAAACTGGTGCAGTCGGTGACCGCAATGCCGTTCGTAGAGCTGGGAGAATTAAAAGGATTCACAGAAACAGTCCGCTTTCAAGTTTCGTACAAAGAACTGTACACATATATGTGCAAGCTGTCGAAATATAGCAATCTTGGCTTCACTATTCGCGCCGACTTCAAGGCAAAGAAGTTCTTCTTTGAAGTATATAAGGGAGTTGACAGAACAGAATCACAGAGAGAAAGAAGCCGTGTTGTTTTCTCTGAAATTTATAAGAATTTGAACGGCGTTGCATATGTATTCAGCAATCAAAACACGAAGACATGCGCAATCGTGGCGGGTGAGGGAGAAGGAGCAGCAAGAACACTGGTGACAGTGGGCGGCGGCACTGGCTGGGATCTTCGCGAAGTCATTGTTGACGCAAGGGACGTCCAGAAAGACGACGACATGACAACGGCGGAATACACAGAAATTTTGAAGCAGAAGGGAAACGAAAAGCTGGCTGAATATGGAATTGTGGAAGCTATGGACGCACAGACAAAGCCATTTGTCAATTTTGTATATCGTGAAGATTACGATCTGGGCGACGTTGTGACAGTGAAAAAGAAAATGTGGGGAATAGAAATGGACAAGCGAATCACGGAAATTCAAGAAATCTTCGAAAACGGCGGATTCGATATAGTTCCGACGTTTGGTGATCCACTGCCAGAAACAGTGAATCTTGATGATAATTAGAAAGAAGGTGAAACAATGGAAATAGCAACATTCTTCAATTCGAAGGGCGGGGACAGAAAATATAATGCTACACACTGGGCGAATTATTTCAAGCCGTTGTTCAAAAGCGGAGTATTCAACGGAGATCTTCAAGTTGTTGCGAATGGCGCAATGTCAGTGACTGTGAAAGCGGGGTATGCGTGGCTTATTGGCTACGGCTACCAGAACACAGAACCACTGGTCATTGATCTGGAAGTCGCAAGCGGAAATCTGAACAGATATGACGCTATCAAGATCAAGCTGGATCTATCGGCAAGAACGATCACGGCATACGCAGACAAAGGCGGGAATGCAGCTTCACCAGCAAAGCCAGCAAACACAAGAAGCGACACTGTATTTGAAATCACAATCGCAGAAGTATACATTGCAGCAGGAACAACAGTGATCACACAGTCAATGATTACAGATACAAGAATGGACAACGCAAAATGTGGCTGGGTATCTGGGGCGGTCGATCAGATTGATTTTTCACAGATATATGCACAGTTCAATAAATATTTTGAAGAACAGAAGACAAGAATTGCATTCGACGTCGAGGACTTTGAAGAAGGAATTGACCAGAAACAGACGGCAGCGGGCGAATACTTGCAGGACTATAAGGACAGTGTTGACGACGACAAAACGGCAGCGGACGCGTTTCTGGAGAACTTCAAACAGTATTTGCAGAATTACACAAGCCAGCAACAGTCTGAATTTGAAGCATGGGTTGAAACGATCAAAGGAATTCTGGACGACGAGACAGCGGGAAAACTGCTTTTATATATTCAAGAATTGCAGGAACGCGCAGACGTAATGGAAAAAATCGCGGCAACAAACGAAGTAATTCAGAACATGGCAACAAGCGACGACGAACTGATTGTGACAGACGACGGCGAAAGAATATGCGCAAGAAAAATATTTTCGACATTGTAAGAAAGGAATGGAAAAAGAATGAGTTTACCAGAAAAAACAATCAACCAGATTGAACAGACGACAGATATTGCAGCAGACGACATTTTGATTGTTGAAAAGTCAAGCGGAACGAAGACAATCAAATATTCAGACCTTATGAATGCGGTCAAAGTGTCGCTGGGGATTGTCGACACGCTTGAAATCACAGAAAAAGGATATATCCCAGAAGGCTATCTTGTAACAAATGCACTGAATGATAAACAAGCGCAGATCCGCGCTGCATATGGCTACAATGGAAAAGAAATCAAGTTGTCATGGAACGAAATTGCAGCGAAAGCGGCAGCAGGCGACTTCACGGGGCTGAATATTGGCGATTATAAAGACATTACACTGACGACTGGTGAATCAGTCAGAATGGAACTTGCGGGAATTGATACATATTTCGGCTATCAGTCGAACAATAATCACAGATTGTACTTTATTTCGCGCGATTGCCTTGCAACAGCATACGCAATGAACAGTACAAACACGAACACTGGCGGATTCCCAGCAAGTGCATTGAAGACAACACTGAACACGACAATCTTCAACACGCTTCCAGCAGATCTTCGCGCGGTAATAAAAGCGGACAAGCGGCTTTGCAGCACAAAGGGAAGCTGGGCGTGGCAGGAAGATCAGAAGTTGTGGCTTCCTTCCGAAGTGGAAGTCTGGGGACATAACACATGGTCGGAAGTTGGATATGGCAACGGCTGCGGCGTACAGTTTCCGATCTTCGCTGGATCACTTCGGCATATATGCAAAGGGCAGGGAAAAGGAAAGGCGGAGCAGGGATCCCGTTCTAATTGGTGGTGCGATTCCCCGAACGCGTCGAACACGAC